CCGTAGGCGATGCCAAGCACCACAGCGCCCGCCACAATCAGCACCAACAGCTCCGCCAGGTCGTTCATTTGCTCCCCCTCGCACGGATGGCGTTGACGATTTCCTGCGCGTTGTTGTCGCTGATGCACAGCCCGTAAACGATTGGGCAAATCGCCTCCCGCTCGGCCTCCCGCTCGGCTGCTGCAACGAGGGCGGCGAAGCGTATCAGCGACGGATGCAAAATCCAGCGTGTCGTGCCGGAGTCGAATGTGTAGTCCATCCGTACTCCCGCCTCCCTCGCCATGTGCATGATGTCCTCGCGTGTCATTTCCCACCCTCCTTCCTGATCCCGTGGAACCGCTCGGCGGCTCGCCATCCGTCAACCCAATACATCGGAACGACTGAACCATCGCTTGAATACGACTCCGCAATTTGCGTCAAATTCGCAGGCTCCCGCGTGGCGTCCGGCTCCGCGAGCGCGGCGTCGATGACGGCAAGTTCTTCCCTGCAATCTAGCGCCCACCCGGTTTCCGTAATCGTGCCATGCACGACCTTAAACGACGCCCGTAACTTCTCAACCACAGCGCGGCGCAGGGTGATTGTGTCGGTCATGGCTTCACCTCCTTTGATCCCCACGCCATAAACCTGCGCCAGAGCCACGCTAGCAGCCTTTCAAGTGCGCTCACGGCTTCACCCCCTCTGCCTTGTCGATGGCGGCGCGGGCTTGATCCCGTGCGTAATCCGGCATTGGCCCGTTCCATGATGCGTCTAGCGCCGTCCGCAACGCCTCCAACAGTTCCGCGTTCACGCTGTGCAGGCGGCGCAGTTCGTCGGCGGCGTTACGGTCGCGCAATCCGTGCTTTACACACAGCGTCCGGTCTAGGTCATTAGCCAACCGCAGGGCTTCGGGTTGCGTGCTCACGGCTTCACCTCCTTGATCGCGTCGATTGCTTCCTGCGCGTAGTAATCAGCCGCATCCGCCGCAATCGCCGCCGCCGACCTCGCCGCCGACCCCGATGCCGCATCCGCCGCCCACGCCACCGCCGCCGCCACAGTCACCACCGCATTCTTCACCGCCGCCCGTTTAGGCGCTGCATCGTAAGCCGCCCACACCGACGCCACCGTACGCTCCTTGAGCATCGTCGCCCACGCATCGGCATAACTTGCGTCCGGCTTGTGCGCCTCCAGCGCCGCCCACATTTCGTCCAGTTTCGCGCTCACGGCTTCACCTCCCGCGCCCGAAGCATGGCGTCGGCGTGGATGTACCGCGCCTCGTACCGCGAAATGTTCTGCGCCCCGTGCGGCGGGTTCTGAATCGCTGCAATGTCAGCGTCGGTCGCGTGGGTAGCGAACCAATCGCGTAGAGTCATGCCTTGCTCTTCGTTCGCGTTTTTGTCGTCGGGAAAATATTGAATCGTGCTCGGAAACGCCGGGCCGCCGTTGTTGATCGTGCTCATTTGCCGCTCTCCTTTCGGATCTTCCAGGCCGCAGCGGTGCCCGTAGGCTCCACGGCCACACCACGGCGCAACGCTTCCAGCGCCGCCTTAGCTCGTCCGCGTTCGTGCAGCATCCCGCCGATCATGCCGATGCAATAGCCCATACCGCCGCAGAACAACCCCACGGCTATCAATTCGCTTTCGATCATTGTCTGGTACTCCGATAGATGGTGGAAAATTCATCCGATACCGCCCGCTCGAACACCTGCCGCGCGACGGCCAACCGGCCACACACATATGCCAGCTCTATCGCCGCGCGAACGTCTGCCCCTGCGCCTGGCACTGTGCCCGCTAAGGCGTCCACCAATGCGTCAGGGGAGAGCGCCGCCAGCCGGTGTATGGCGGTCGTCACGGCCGGCACCGATTGGATGGACGCCGGCGATACTTCGCGGCTATAGCCTGATCGTATGGCGCGCGTCGCCGCGTCTAGGGCGGCCTGCAATTCAGCCGGGGTCATGGGTCTACCCCTGCGGCGGCGATGGCGGCGCGAGCTTCGGCCACGATAGCACCCCATTCGGGATGCCCAATCAAGTAGGCATCGTCCGCCATAGCGACCACGTGCCGCGCGAGATCCAACATCTTCGGCGCCGCCGAGATCAGTAGCGCGTCCGCTTCTCGCCGCACTTCGGCCACGGCCACGGCTGGCCAATCGTCGGCCACGATGTTCCAGGCGGCCCCCATGCGGCCGTCAGGCGTTAGCTGCGGCTCGGCGGCCCACGGCCCCGGAGTGTGCTTCGTCGTCATTGTCGTATCCCTCTAGGTTATTGGATAAAAGGTTATAGCGTGCCATATGCCCGCGCGTCAACGGCCGCCGGAGGGTATCCGGCGGCCGTCAGCGCATGGGGTTAGTTGAACCAGCGGCGGGCGATAGGGTTGCCAAGCTCGCGCCGGGCAGTCTGGCGGATGTGGTCGCCGGCGGAATAGTACCGGTTGCCCATGCCGTACAGCTCTACGATGTGGCCGTATGCGTGTCCGCCAGCCTCAGCCAATGCCGCTTCCGCTTCGGCACGTGTGGCGTAGCCGGGGCCGGCGTACCAGTCGCGCCGGTTGCCCCATCCGATGACGGCATAGCCCGCAGGGGTTGCCGGCACGCAATCGCGCCAGTACGACCACAAGGCAGACGCCAGCACAGCGGCGGCCGCGCGGCGGTACTCGGTGGGCCAGTATTGGCCGGTCGTGTATTCCAAGCGCTTACCGTCCCATGACAACCGGCCAGAAAGTTCTTCCTTCAACATGGCCGCCGTGATGGACGGCCGAAGCTCTACGGCGCGGAGCAAGGCGCGCGCGTGCCGCAAGTCTCGGCCGATAGATCGAACTTCGGCCGCGTAGGATGCCCGGTCGTAATTGCGATAATCCAGGCCGGGACGCTGGCGGATGAAAGCATCCAGCGCCGTCAGGATCGCCGCGCGTTCGGCGGCATGGTCGCCGGCGGCATAGGGCAAGGGATCGTGGGTGATGGTGTCCATGATAGTTTCCTCTATTGGATTGTGTGTGTGCGTGTAGGTTACAAAACAAAACCGGACAGGATGCTACCGTATCCGTCGAACGTGTAGCCGTCAACCCGTGTGATCGCATAGACCGGCTCCGGCCTACGGCGCAAGGCGTTATAGGCTTCGCAGCGGAAAGCTACGCCTACAGTCTCGCCAGGTTCCAGCGTCGCGCCGTCGCCGGTTACGGTCGCGCTGGCAATCGTCGCCGTTCGGAAAAGCCGATACTTTCCCGGATTGGTGCGGTAGTCGTTCGGATCGTATGCCATTGTCATACCCTCTAGGTTAGTCGATATCCCATAGCGCCCGGTTGCCCAGGCGCTACAGGCTACCGGCTAGGCGGCCGCGGCCGTGTCCGTGGCGGCCGGATAGTCCAGCCATGCCGGATTCTCTACCGTAGCGCCATCGTACCCGCGCATCGGCATTAGCACGCCGACAGCTTCGCCAGGCAGTAGCACGCGCGCGGCGCTTTCATGCTCGCCGCCATTGTGCAGGATGCCGGGCGAATACTTACCGCCTAGCAGCTTGTGGATCTTCCCGAACGTGGCGACGTATTCCGCATTAAATTGACTTGCCAGGCCGGACACCTTGCGGGGCACTACGCGGCGCCAGTCAGGAAACTTGCCATCTACCAGCGCCGAAGATGACGCCTTGCCCGCCACCGTTACCGTGACAGTCTTAGCGCCAGCGTCGATTGTGACCGTAGCGGCGCCGCCTTTCCACGGCGCCTTCAAACCTTCCAGAACGTCGCGCGGGATGACGTACTGACCCGCGGCCGTAGCGCGCGGCTCGCCGTCATCCTCGGCACGTTCAACGGGTAGCGCCAGCATGATATGGCCATCGGTGGCGACAGCTACCGCCGACCCATCGGGCGCCACGTCCAGGCATACCGCGTTCAGATAGTAACGGATATCGCCTTTCGCGGCGGCGAGCAAAAGCGCCTTGATCGTGTCAACCGGAATTGAGAATTGCATTGTCGCTTATCCTTTTACTGAATGATGCGCGAATCGGCATCCCATAGCGCACGGCGAGCCATGCGCTACGGGCTAGCGACTAGGCATCCACAAAATCGCGCGCGGCTTGGGCTGCATCCTCAGCAGAGGAGTAATAGCCGAAGTGATCTGAATCGGGCATACATCCCGGCGTGCAGAATCGAAATACCCATGCGCCCGTGATGCCGTTTTCTTCCACCATAGCGGCGAGCATGGCATCACGGACGCTGCTATTCATGGCGGCTAACTGAAATTCACGACGGCGCATATACTCCCATACCATATCGTCATCCGCTGCGGCCACTTCCTCAGCCGTCAATTCCAGAATCTCAACATCCGGCAGCTTGTGCGGATCGTGCTTATCGGCGGGATTGGAATAGATAAACATAGCGTTTTTCCTTTTAGGTTAGTGTGTGAATCGGCGTCCTCTAGTCGCCTAGCCTAGCGCTAGGCGACTATGGGATGGCGATTAGGCGGAAATAGCGCGGGCGCGAATCACGGCGACACCACACGCAGCATGAAAGTGTCCACCAATTCACGGCTTTTGAATTCCGGCGCGTCATCTATCGCGCGGATGTAAACGCGCCCCGTGCTGCTAATTACAGAATCTGTCAGATAGCACATATCAGGGTTTTCATGCGCCCCGCACCATTCAGGGACAATCTTAACGAGCGTTCCGATATCCATTTATCTGTCCTCTAGTGTGTGAATCGGTATGCACTAGGATACGCGCGCGCGAGACTATTGCAAGATATTTCTTTATCAGACTATTCCGTATTGGATGTAATCGCCAGGTCTGGCGGTAGGTAGTCGGTAGGTGCGCGATAGGTAGCAGATTGGGGCGAGATTGCCTACCGTCGCGGCCTTGAAAAATAGGGGCGGGAATGACTGTTAGGTATTTTAGGTTATCAGATATCTAAACCCCAAGATTGTATAGTGTTATACTGTTATACAACACTGATATCTGCAATATAGTTCCAGTCGGGCGCACGCCGTCAAGCCGCACCGACTGAAATCAGGGTGTCTAAAGTGCCTATGTTGCCTACCGCCCCTGCCTACCGCCTACCAATCCCCGTTTTCAGCTTGTCGCGCCCAGGCCACACGCCACGTGGTGGATTGCCTACAATGCCTACCGCATGGCGACTGCCTACCTTGCCTACCATGCGACCGATTGCCTACCTTACCTACCAATGCTGCATGGCCTACATTACCTAACGCATGGGGGCGCGTAGCCGGTAGACCACGCCTACCTTGCCTACCTTGCTTGTCGCGTGATCGCCACACGCTGTTGCGCGTCGGCTACTGGCAACCAGGCCGGGGGGTAGGGCCGAGCAACTGGCCGTAACAGTTTCGGTGCCCCCACGCAAAATTTTTTTTGACCACCAACTCACAACCGATAGTCTTACGCTTGCACCCACCGCAAGGTGGCGGTAGGCTTGGGGGCATGTTCAAGTCGTTGCCGTTTGAGGCTCGTCAGCTCGTTGCCACGGAGGCGCGCTTGCAGCGCATCTATGACGCGGCTGCGTTGGGGTTGAAGGGTGATGCCCTGGCGTTGGCTGCGGGGATGCTGCCGGTTGAGTACCGGCGGCTTTGTCAGTTGGATGCGATGGCGGCGATGGCGGAGGCCAAGGGGCGAGCTGACTCTGAGGTAGAGATTGCGACGTACTTGAGGGAGGCGGCAAGGAATGGCGATGCCAAGGCGGCACTTGCGATCTTGCAGCACACTCACGGGTGGGTGGCCAAGCAGCAGGTGCAGGTTGACGTTACGCAGCAGATCAGCATCTCTGCGGCGTTGCGAGAGGCGGAGTCTCGCGTCATTGATGGTCGAGTGGCGTCACCGCTTGCGGCTGCATTGAGTCGTGCGGAGGATGCTATGATGTTGTCGGAGGTCAGCCATGCCGCCGCAGAGCAATCGACTGGCGCCGCGCGCTAACGCGCTGGCGAATTACATCCCGATGCCGACCGACCCGCGCGCGCCGCAGGTTGACCCGCGTTTGTCGCCTGGGCAGTACGCGCAGAACGTGAGCGCGGGGTTGGGGTATGGGTTGACGAACCAGTTGCGCGGTGTGGAGCAGTTGGTGCGCGATCCGGTGACGGCGTTTAAGGAGTCGTTGACGGCTATTGGTCAGTTTGCGAGCAACCCGGCGGTGGCGTTGCAGATGTTGCGGGAGTTGCGGCAGCGCGCAGCGGCGGGGCCGTTGGGGTTTGGCGAAGTGGCAGGGGAGTTCATCAGCCCGCGCAATATGCTGCGCCGCCGCCCGCCGATGCAGGAGCTTGATGTTTACCACGGCACCCCGCATCGGTTCCCCGCGACAAAGGCTAACCCGCTAGGCGAGTTTGACGCTAGCAAGGTAGGCACAGGCGAGGGGGCGCAGGCTTACGGGCATGGGATTTACTTTGCCGAAAACCCGAAAGTTGCGCGCGGGTATGCGACGCAAATCCCGTATCGAAATTTTGAGAAAAAAGTTGCGCAAGTTTACAGCGAATTTGACTCGCCTGATGATGCAATGGAAGCGTTAAAAGAAGCCGGGCTTTCCGCACAAGAGTTGCGCGTTGTTCAGGCGCTACAAAACGACGATTTTTTAGGGTTTGATTACCCGCACCAAGCGTTACGAGCCGCGCTTAAAGAGTCAGACAATTTTGATCTAAGTCCCGAAACAAAATTGGCGGTTAAAGACCTTTCTTCTCTCTACAAAGCCGACCTACCCGACGCGATGATAGACCGTATGCTCGATTGGGATAAGCCGTTCAATCAACAGCCTGAAAACGTGAAAAAAGCTTTGCTCTCTAACCCGGAGTTTAGTAAGCGGATTGCTGTTGCAATAGACAGTTACGGCGCGGATAAAGTTACGGGCGGCAGCATCCACTCAATGTTGAGCGGAAAACGAGGCGAGATAGAAAAAACGCTTGCTCAAATGGGTATTCCGGGAATTCGCTACCTTGACGCAGGCAGTCGCGGCAAAGACGGCACCGGAACGCGCAACTTTGTCGTGTTCCCTGGGGAAGAAAAGAAAGTCAAGATTTTGAAGCGTGAGTAATGCAAACCCCCATCTATAGCGCCGAGGAAGAAGAAACCCTGATGGCGCGGTTGTGGTCGCCTGCGCTCAAGGACGACCCGGAAGCGTTTGTGCTGTTCGTGTTCCCGTGGGGGCAGAAGGGCACCCCGTTGGAGCATTTCAAGGGGCCGCGTCGGTGGCAACGCAAGGTGCTGCGCGACATCACGGCGCACATCGCTCGCAACAAGGAGCTGACCAACTTCGAAGTGCTGCGCATGGCGACGGCTTCGGGGCGTGGTATCGGCAAGTCGGCGCTGGTGTCTTGGCTCATTTTGTGGATGCTGACGACGCGGATAGGCTCCACAACGATTGTGTCGGCCAACAGCGAGAGCCAGTTGCGCTCTATCACCTGGGCGGAAGTCACAAAATGGCTTGCGCTGATGATGAACAGCCATTGGTTTGAGGTCAGCGCAACGCGAGTCATGCCGGCGAAGTGGTTGGCGGAGCTGGTCGAGCGCGATCTCAAGAAAGGTACGCGCTACTGGTCGGTTGAAGGCCGGTTGTGGAGCGAGGAAAACCCGGATGCCTACGCCGGCGTTCACAATTTCGACGGCGTTTTGGTCATTTTCGACGAGGCGAGCGGTATTCCCGACCCGATTTGGTCGGTGACGGCCGGATTTTTCACGGAAAACACGCCAAATCGCTTCTGGATGGCGTTTTCCAACCCACGACGGCCGGAGGGCTACTTCTATGAGTGCTTCAACGCGAAAAGGGACTTCTGGACAACGCAAAACATCGACGCGCGCACCGTCGAAGACACCGATAAAGCGGTCTACGAGCAAATCATCGCGGAATACGGCGTCGATAGCCCCCAAGCCCGAGTTGAAGTCTACGGAGAGTTCCCCTCTGACGGAGACGACCAGTTCATCAGCCCCCGGTTGGTGGACGAAGCTATGGCGCGGCCTCGTTTCAAGGATGAAAACGCCCCTAGGGTGATTGGTGTGGATCCCGCGCGCGGCGGGGCGGATGCGACGGTCATCGCCGTGCGTCAGGGGCGCGATTTGATCGCTCTGCACCGCTATCGGGGCGAGGATACGATGGCGACCGTGGGGCGGGTGATTGACGCCATTGAGCAGTACCGCCCGGCGCTGACGGTGATTGACGAGGGTGGCTTGGGCTACGGCATCCTTGACAGGCTCAAGGAGCAGCGTTACAAGGTACGAGGCGTGAACTTCGGTTGGAAGTCGCGTAATCCGGCTGCCTGGCAGAACAAGCGTTCCGAAATGTGGGCGGACATGCGAGAATGGCTGAAAGGTGCAAGTGTGCCCGATGATCGGGTGCTGAAAGCCGATTTTGTCGGCCCGCACCAGAAGTTCAACTCCGCTGGTGCAATCCTTTTGGAGAGCAAGAAAGACATGAAAGCCCGTGGTTTGGCCTCGCCTGATGCGGCTGACGCCATCGCCGTGACGTTTGCATACCCCGTTGCCAGCCGCACGGAGCGCCCGTCTGAGCGGCGCGTTACGCTGCGTGAGGGCGGCGGTATGTCCGGCAGTTGGATGGGCGCCTGACCGTGGCTACAGACCCGGTAGGCATGCGGGCGGCGGCGCGGTCAAGCGACCCCGCGCCCAAGGGCAAGAAGCGCAACGCGCAGGATGTCCTAGCGACGGCGCGCACGCGCATGGTGTCGGCCATCGCCGCCTATGCGGACAGCCGCGAGGACGAACTGGATGACCTGCGGTTCATGGCAGGTAGCCCGGACAACCAGTGGCAATGGCCGCAGGATGTCTTGGCGACACGCGGTTCGGTGCAGGGGCAGACGGTCAACGCGCGTCCGTGTTTGACCATCAACAAGCTCCCGCAGCACGTCCGGCAG